AGTCACTCCGACTATCACCAGTCTGTACTTTACTTTTTATAACACTGGACTATCAGGCACTCTAGACCTCACAAGTTTGTGCTCTACAAGTACAACAACAATCGGGTATTGCTTATCTAATAACGCAGCATTAACAGCGGTGACGACAACAGGATGGAATACTTCAAGTGTTCTAAATATGACTAGATTTATTAGCTACACGGGTTTAACCGACATAGCTATTGATGATTTTAATATTGAAGCCTGCACAAATTTAACCAATTTTGCAATTGGAACAACACTACTAACATCAAGATATGATGCAACATTGATTGCTTGGGACGCACAAGAAGCGGTGAACTCATTGACTCCACATTTTGGTGGCTCAAAATACACAGCAGGCGGAGCAGCGGAAGCGGCTAGATCAAATTTGATTTCAACGGATTTGTGGACGATAACCGATGGAGGTGCAGCACCATGACAGAGACAGGCATAGTAACAAAATGGGTTCTAGTTCACAATGAGGGCGTTCTAGTTTTAAGAGCGTATCTCGACAATCAAACGCTAGTAAGTCCTTATACGGTCGAGCTCTTTGACACAGAAGAAGAGATTAATAATAGAATGACAGAACTTGGTTTTGAGATAATAGTTGATGAGTGATAACGAAACACTAGCATCAATCGACAGAAAACTTGAGTCTATCGACGTCAAAGTAAATCGTATCGATGTTGCTTTTGCTGGAATATCACCAGTTATTTTAGAGCATGGCAGACGGTTATCGAAAGTTGAAGATCTGACGGAGACATTGAGAATGGACGTCAATGCTATAGCTACGATGCAAAGAGAAGTCAAAGCTCAGTACATTTTATTGGCAGGAATCATTGCAGTATGCACCCCAATTGTCTCTGTTTTTGTGGCTAAATGGGTTGGATAGTAGCTTGTTCAATATAATTTCAGAAGATGAGTTTAAACGCACCTTCTATGACATGAAACAAGTTAATCAACGACTCATGGACGAATGGCTAAAAGACCCAACTAAGAAACTTTATCTAGCCGTCATTGACCGAGTGTATCAAGGGGGTGAGGTTGTTGATCGACAAAAAACTTGAAAAACGCTTTGCTATTGCGTTTTGGATTATTGCATCTGGATTGGTTGCTAGTTTGATTATTTGCGGTCTTGCATGATACTAGAATTAGCTTCATTTTTAGGTACCTCAGTTGGCGGCAGTCTATTTGGTATGCTGAGGGATACTATTTCAAGCAGAAGACAACAGGCTATTGATGATAAAAAACTTGACCATGAACTTAGGCTTGCAGACAAAAAAGCTTTAAAGGATTACTATGAGAGCATTCACAAGCCAAGTAATGAAGGCAATTATTCTCCCATGTCTTATGTTATTGCTTTCCTCGTGTGCCTACTTGGAGTCACGTACTGTTACGCAACAATTACGTGCTTTGCAGAAAACCCAGAACTCATCATCTATTCAAAAGACCCAAGCGATGACTCCAGAACAATTTCAATCTTGTTTGGAGCCATCGAGTGGGATATTGCAAATAATAAAATTTTATCTATGTCGAAAATCGGCCTTGGTTATCTTATGTGCTATCCTATTATTTTTACTCTGTCTCAAGTTATCACAGGCGACAAGCCTAGATCAAGAAGATAAAGATTTTAAGTAAATGAATTAAGCCAGTCTGAAAAATCTTTAGTAAATACAGCATCCAAAAGATCAATATCTCTCTTAAAATTTTCGATTATTTCTTCTTCATCTGTCCATTCGCTTAATTCATAAATTGAACACAATGTGCTTTTTGTAAGGTATAAATAAGCTAAGTGATTAGAAAGTTTAAAAACTGTGAACTTATGAGGATAATACCTAGTCTCAAGACGTTGTTTTAGAATTTTTAGATCAATCATTCCGAAACCTTCTTCCAATATTTATAAAAACATTCTTTATGCACTTTGCCTATAACATCATTTTCGAAAGCCCAATGCTCCTGACAAATATGGCATTTGCTAGAACAATACATAACCATAAACAACAAGAATAAAGGTATTAATATTTCTTTAGTCATCACTTACCATTAAGATATTCATTTATTTTACTGCAAGTATAAGCTATGTCTATTCCAATAAAAAAAATAATAAACATAATATGAAACAAAACTAGCACAATATAAGTGTCATGTGTATGTTGTGTTAAGTAAAAATAATATATTAATGAGACTAAGACAAAATAGTATTTAATCATTCTTTCACCTCTTCAACCTTCTCCCAATGATCAGGTACAAAAATATAACCTTTCTCTATCATACTTTCTTGCTTAACATGGCAACAAAATGCAGGAATACAAATTATTGTAAACAATACAATTATCTCAATTATATAAATAGGATCCTTTCTTATAGCATCTAATAATTTCCTCATACCTTCACCCCACTAAACATTTGTTGAGTCTTCTTGAAGTGCCGTTTAGCACTTACTTTACTTGAGAAACAGCGACTCTTTCCAATGAATAAATTGCCGTTGTCATTGTCTTGACTTATAGTCCAACACCAAAGATTTGTCTCTTTGTACCGTTTGAATTCAACTTTCATTTCAGCATTCATATATTGTATTTCCCCATTTCTCCTTGTCGTGAATTGATTTGATTGCAGCGGCCACAAACGCGGTTGCCGCTGCTTTCAAACTTGTTTTGGCACCTTAAACACTTTCTGACTTTTGAAGGTGGCGTTCTTATTAAGTATTCTTGAACATACTTTTTTTGATAGACAAATTCCCAATATTCTAGGTCTTTTTTCTTAGTCTCTATTTCAATGTCTTTTGCTCGCTTCATGCTCATTTAATCACCTTTTATTTTAATAAACTCTTCTAATGCGTCCTTCAACATTTCAAGACTTTCAAGTGCGCTCTCTGCATCGTGTAGAGTTGCTATCTGAGCTCCTGCATGTGGCTCAGTTTCGATAATGCTGCAATGGCCTATCCACCTAAAATCAAACATTTCATTTGCTCCAAATAAATCCAATGATTGATACGATGAGTGTTAGTTGCGTTGCCGTAAAAATGATACTTGCTAAATTACTTTCTTTGAGTCTATTAATAGCAACTTCGTATTTTAAGATAAAGATATTATCTATTACCAGTAGAAACATCATTAGTATCACTAAGCTTGATAATATTAGTTTTAAAAATATTTCATTCATTTGTTTTCCTTCCAATCTATTGTGTTTGGTTTACTTATTGCTAAAACTACAGACCTATCAAAAATACTTATTGCTGCAATCAACTTTTCCAGAGTCTCTTTCAACTCGTCGCGCTCTTTTTCAAGATTCAAGTATCTTAATAAATATTCGCTTTTCTCTTCATGTAAGCAAAACTGGCAACATGGTGAGCATAAGTAAATTAGCTCACCACGATGTTTTTTACACAAACTTAAACCTTGCAAGTCTGTTTCTATTTTGTTTTCACTCATTCCGAAACCTCATCATCATATTGTTTGTTTACTTCATTCATAGTGACTATTAATAACTCCTGAACATTTTTTAATTCATTTGCAATTCGATCCTCGTCATCTGCTTTATAGCTAGTTATATAAAAGCAATTTCCGTTTTCAGTACTCGGCATTTCTACTCTTATCGAGCTACCGGTTGCTAATCATGTAAAGCACCCTGCGTGATGACATCGGTCTTCTAACGCAGGACGCATCAAATCAAAAAGGTCTGGCATATCGAAGTTTTTCTTTAATTCCCTTAAATTACCTTGCCCCAGACCAGAGCCGCCGCGTCCTAAATTGCCATTATTTCGAGCGTTTTCCTCTATTACACAAGCTTTCTCATATAAATCAGGATGATTTTCATACATACTTTTCCATTCGTGAACTCTCATATTTGGACACATAAAGCAAGATGATTTCCCGATATTCAGCCCTTCCGATTTGCAAATATTATTGCATTCCTCGCGACCTATACCCCAAGCAACTAATGGATACCACGCGGTAAAATTAGGCACATCACCTCTCTTACATGCGGAAGTAATACGTCCAGACTCGTCAGCGTCATAACCGACGGCAAACGATCCTTCTTGAAATCTGTTGGTTTTTCTCCATCTGTCCATCGGCTGAATTTTCCATTTCGAGGTGCATCCTGCTAGGCCGTATGCTTTGGATGGCAAGTGGCCAGTTCTTAAACAATTTTCATGAAGCGGCTCAAATCCAATAACTTCTCCTTTAACCCGCTCCCAACGGACAACTGTTATATCTTGCCAGCCTTTGCACCATGTCGTCATCCGATCAACGTGCTCAAGAGTCCACGGCATTTCGGAACCAGTGTCGGCAAAAAGAATCCAGTCTGGTTTTAATCCTCGCTTTCTGCACTCAATAATCATAGTTGTCGAATTAATACCGCCCCCGAAATTTATACCCCATTTTTTTGTTGGTGGAGTTTTACTCATGCCCAATTTTAAAAATTTCTCACTCATTCCGAAACCTCACATTCAATCTGTTCAGATAAAGGCTTTAATATTGCAGGTGCTCCACAATACTTTTTAATTTTATCATGAGTTAGATACTGAGGTTCCACAGCAGTTAGAACTGAAAAAGCTAAAGCCAATCCATTATAGAGACCTTGCATGTAATCGTCTTCAATGCACTCTTCTTGGATTCTAATTAAGTTGTCTAAGTTGCTTATGTTTCTGTTGTTTTCAGCTCTCAACTCGTCACGCTCTTTCTTCAAACTAAAAGCCTCTTCACAACCAATAATTTGAGTAGTGTATTTTACTTTGTTAACCAAAAGTTCAGGTATTAAACGATAACCTTCTATGCCCTCGCTAGTAATTAAATAATGCGTTTCTTTCATTGCTCTTGCTCCATATCATAATCACTCATCTTACTCCCCTCCCAAAACATCATGCATTGCAACAAAACACGCCAGCGCTATGTAGGCGCATACGGCTAGAAATATAAATAATGGTTTCATTTTTTAGCCTCTCTTAATGCTTTTCCAGCGCCTTTCTCGTTTGCAGCACTTGGTGCAGGAGCTGGGAAGTTATCTAACTGATTGATTAAACTCGTTTGAACTATTGCAACGTCGGCTTTTTTAACAGGTACGCATAGGCTCTTGATAATGTCCGCATATTCTGGTAATACTATAAGTATAGCCGTATCTGTGTGGCATGCTCTGAGAACGACTTTCAGCTGAGTTAGAAGCACATCACGTCTTGAATAAAGCGCGTCCAGTTTGTCTTTCTCATCTAAAATTTTCTTGTACCAAGGATCATTTACACTCACATTTTTTCTGGGCTCCGTTTGCGATAATTCTTTTCCTAAATCATAAAATTTAAAATGCCCAGTTTCTTTTTCCCTTATATACACAGTTGAATTATACTCAAAATGATTGGGGTATTCGCTCATAATCTTTCTAATTTTAAGAGGGTAAATGTTATCATACATTAATGATATTGCTTTATATACCTCCTTCTCTTGATCCTCAATGACACTTCCAGTCTTTGCTTTGATTATAGCATCACAAATACTATCCCTGTGATAATTTGTTACTCTCATGTTATTCTCCTTGCCTTTTAAAGTTGTTCCAATATTCAATTTTTGCTGGGTCAGTGTGATTCTCTGCCCATTTTTGACCCTCTTCTCGTATGATTCGTTTGAGTCTTGAACTTCATCCTCAACATCTTCTTTGTGCGGCCAATCAAGTCCCTGCGTGGGTTTTATATCATAAATTTCTAAGTTCTTAGCATAGTTATATACTTCACTCCAATGCTTGAAAGTACCGCTCCATGTTAAATGCATCCAAATTACATCGGAAATTCGTTTGTACTCTATGCTTAAATATTCAGGATCATAAACATCCTTTAATGCTGCCTCTTCCAAGTTTTTAGGTAAAGACTTAAGCCATTCTCTTGCTGTTTTCATTTACTTAACCTCAGTTAAAAGACCTTTAACATACTTCCTACAAAGCTCAACTCTATCAGCGATGGCATCAAAGCAAGATTCATCACGCTCAAATTCAAATGTTTTTATGCGATATTTCAATGGTACATCGTTATAATTTATGGCATGTCTGTCGATCTCTTTGGGAGTCGTCACAAGCACATAATCAAGACAGGCGCGAGGTTTATTTGCTATTATCATGTACCCTTGAAGCTGCCACCAATAACCAACGTCAGGCACTTCATTTTCAAAAAGAGGGAAGGTGTTTTGATCCCAACTGCATTTAATGTCTCTAGCGTAAATGGTGTTCAAGATATCAGGCGTTCCGATGATATACTCACTTTCAAAAGTCGATTGATTCTTTTCGTACTCTATGCCGTAATATTCAGAAACTAGACTAATGGCCTCATCCTCACATTCTAGGCCCTTCTCTACATATTTATTGTGAAGTTGTGGCCTAGTACCGTAGAGTTGCTCCTTGACCCATTGTTTGCAATATGATTTTGCACCTTGTGGCAACTCTGAATTATCACGAGCCCATATGGCTTTTGCGTATTCAATTTTCATGTTGTCAGTCATGGGCTTGTCACGCGCCTCAAGCTCTGCAATCTTGGCAAGTTGGGACTGTGAAGCCCCAACATTACCAGCCATGATGTCAGCAATCGCGCTGCACCTTATTTTGAAAGGCTTAATTTTCACGCTTGCACCTCGCCATCAATTGACTTTTGGATTTTGCGCCATTCTTCCTTTAATCGCACATAACTGATTGTTTTAGCCTCAATTTCAGCAATCAAGCCGCCATCAAGTTCGACTTCATGCTCTGCACACTTTGCAAGAAAGCCGTCAATTTGCTCCTGAGTAGCTGGCGCTTCTGTCAAAACTGGAGCCTCAACTTGTGTTTGTGGCTTTTCAATCACAGTCGCATAGACAGCCTTTTCTTCGGGATAGTCCATAGCCTCTTCACGACTGATTAAGCCTTGAAGCACGTCTGGAAACATATCGCGCAAAGCAAAGCCACGAGCACGAAACTGCAACATGCGCTCTGGATATTGAGACCAAGGGCCTTGTTTGCCCCAAAGCTTTGCAACCTTTGCTTGGTCAACACTGAATGTGGTCACTTGCTCAGGTTGACCTCTCCTCTTGGTTTTGCATACCGCTGTCATGTTAGATTTATCAAATTCTTCAACTACATACTCACAGTGCTCGGAATTGCGCACTAGAGCAAGCATGGCATCACCGTAGATTGACGGCTTACCATTGATGACCGCAATGTTTTGAAGAGCTTGAAGCGGCTTTAAACCTAGCTCAAGCCCCCATTGTATACCAACAAAAATGTCCTCGGGCTTGCCTTGATAAGCGGTTGGCACCATCTTCGTTTTTGCGATCATTTGCGAAAATTTATGCAAATCTTCAAAAGACTTGGGCGCTACTGCGAGCGCTAATTTATTACTCATCTTTACGTTCTCCTTTTAAAAATGATGGTGTAAAATTATCAAGCGCTTCCTGAGTGTCAAGAGGCGCTTTTGAAATATTTTTTAAAAAGTTTTGTAAAAAAGTTTTCGGGACCAGCTTGCCTTTTTTTGATTGCGACTAGATTTGAGATTCACTTTTTAGGAGAAAAAAATGGAAGTAGATTTAATAGAGTTAGACAGTGCCACAGCATTGACAGCATTTACTCAAGATGGTGGGCTTGATCCGTTTGTTCTTGAAATAAAAAATATGGTCGAGTCGTTTGAACACGATTTAACAACAGCAACGGGGCGAAAGAAAACAGCTTCTCTGGCGGCAAAAGTATCAAAATTCAAGGTTTATTTAGATGAAACTGGAAAGTCTTTGACAGAAGACTGGAAAGCAAAATCTAAGGTGGTTGATCAGTCGAGAAAGAAAATTAGAGATGAGCTAGACGCGCTTAGAGACGAGGCTAGAAAGCCTTTGACACAATGGGAGCAAGCGGAGCAAGCTAGAGTCGATAGAATAAAGACTTCAATTAATGATATTAAAAATGTTGATGTTTATGGCATTGATGCGCTAAAACAAAGACTAGAGTATGTTAAATCATTGGATATTAGTGAAACATACTATTTAGAGTATTTTGCAATGGCCATAGGCGCACAAAACAGCGCTATCGAGTCTCTAAACGCAACGCTAAAGATTGAGGAAGAACGAGAACTGCAAAGGCTAGAGCTTGAAAAATTACGCGCAGAATCAGAAGCTAGAGCCAAATCAGATCGAGAAGAGGCTCTAAGAAAAGAGGGCGAGCTAAGAGCGCAGCGTGAAGCCGAAGAAAAGATTAAAGCAGAGCAAGAACGTGCAGAAGCGGAAAAGAAAGAAGCGATTGCAGAGGCAGAGCGTAAGGAGTTACAAGCTAGAAGACAAGCAGAACAATCCGAACTGGAATACAAAGAGTCTATTGCTAAAGCAGAGCAAGCGCAGCGTGAAGCCGAAGCTAAGGCCGCAAGAGCTGAGAATGAGGCTAGAGCAAAGATTGAGGCTGAAAAGCAAGTTGAAATAAAAAGAATTGAGGCACTTGAGGCAAACAAAGCGCACAATAAAAAAATAAAAAGCGAGTCGAAAGCTGATTTGATTGCTTTGGGATGCAGTGAAGAAATGGCCATAAAAATAATTATTGCTATTGATGAAAAAAAGATCAGAAATCTATCTATAAAATACTGAGGATTAATCAAATGGAATTAGAGTATGAATTATCATTGTCAATGCAAGACCCAGTGCATATAATAGTGCACGTTATTGTCAACAAATTCGACCGAAACCTCGACTATGAGTTTGAGATAACTGCGATCGAACACAAAGGAGAATTTGAGGACAATGCTTTAACATTGCCTGTATCACTGTTAAGCAAGGATTTCGTCGCGAAAATCGACGATCAATTGAACAGTGAGCACACTTTTGAAGCGATGGTTTTAGAAGAAATCGAAAAAGCTTTTGAGCGATTAGATGAAAGAGATTTGGAGGCTGAAAATGACTAACTATCAACTTTGGGCCGAAACGGCCCTAAAATTAAACGGTATGAGTCTACGCGACTTGTACGACTTCTACAACTGCACTAGGCCGGAATGGATTCGAGCGCTTGGACCTAAGCCAACTCAGCGCTTGATGAAGCTTCGAGCGCGATTGCTAAAGGATGCGCGAAAAAACGCGGAATCTCTTTTCTCCGTTTTGAATGGGGCGAAATAATGCCGATTAGAATTTTTTCAACGACTCTTTTGACAGGAGCAATTTTGAACGAGCTTGGATTTTCATTTAAAGAAGACTTTAAGTTTTTTTCATTGATTTTAGTTTATCAGTTTTTGATCATAACAGCGATTTATGAGGGTAAAAAATAATGCGACTAAAAAAAGGTGAAGCTTGCGGCTATATCGTGAAAGCTGAAAAGAGCTATTTATGCGACGACTGCGGGCATGAAATTTTAGCGAGGACGTGGCACGCAAAAGCAAAAGCATTCCGACAAGATGCAATCAGGTTGTGTCAAATATGCGAACCTATACCAATGGAGATGATGGTATGACCACAGAATTTTTGGATCACATGGAAAGTTCAATGATACATGGACTATGTTTCATCATAGTTATTGGGCTCATAGTTTACGGTATTATTTTTCACGGGTGGCTATGAATGAGCGAGAAACAAAACGTAATCTTGACGTTCAACTTTCCAATGCCAACGTGGAACAGAATACTAGCGATGCATCACTGGGAAAGAAAAAAGCTCAGAGATTCTATCCACAAGCTCGTTGCAAAGTCATTGTTTATTCATACAGAAAGCGGGACACAGATTGTGACGGAATCAGCGCGAAAGCTCTCATCGACGGGTTGGTGCATGTCGGAATATTTGAGGATGATTCGTCCAAATTCATTGAAAGCTACGAATCAAAAGTTATTAAAATCAAAAGCACAGAAGAAGAAAAAACAGTTTTAGAAATCATTTACAAGGAGTAAGAAAAAATGACAAAAGATGATCTAAAAAGAGAGAACAGCACTATTGAAGATGCTAACTCAAAAATGATGGGAGTAATATCAGGGTTAGAAAAATCGTGCGAAAAGAAAGACTTAGAAATTAAAAGTCTAATGGAATTTATTAACGTCTTGAAACGCGACATAGTTTTATTGAAAGACGATTTAATTAGCATTTATAAAGAACATTTTGAACTAATCAGGAACAAATAAAATGAAGAATAAAGAAGATATAAAAAAGACCTTGAATTTTTAGTGAAGAATCACGGTAAGAGGTGCTTTTTTGATGGTGATGCCGATGTACTATCTGGATATGATTCTGATCTGACCTCATGTTGGAAAGGCCAGAATATCGTTGGTAAAAAATGCGAGCTAATCCAAGAGCCAGAAGACGAGACTTTAAAATATCGTGAGGCTGTAGAAAAGGCTAATCGAGAAGGAGAAAAGCTTCAGTGGACTTATCTTAAAAAAGAGAAATGGATAGATAGATTCGATGATAAGCAAGGCGAGCCATTGTTTTGGGATGACCACAACTACCGCATAAAGCCAAATCAAGAGCCAAAAATTATCCCTTGGACGGCTGAGACTTGTCCGTTTCCGCTTGCGATAAGGCAAAAAAGCTGGCCAAAAGGAGTGTTTATAGTGGCTATATTTACAAATGAAGAAGGCGTCTTGGTGATAGATGCAGCATGCAATGACATTCAAGTGTCATTTGGAGATTTATCAGATCCAGAACAGGGTTGGGAGCAAAGAAACGGTCAGCCTTGTGGGGAGGTTGTGGATGGAATCTAACATAACACTTACAGGCGCAATTAGAGAAATCAAGCGTCTAAAAGAAGAAAAGGAGGAGATCGAGAAGATGTTTTCTCTTCTCAGTATAGAGCACATTAGACTTATTTTGAATGGATTAAACAATGATTGAAGATACTTTTAAGTCTTGCGAGCTTTGCGGAAGGAAACAAAATGAGTATAAAATTAATTAATAAATCAGAAGAAACTGAGCAGGACGACATCATATCAATGAGTGAAATGAAGCAGCTTGAGGTTTGTGTTGTGATTGATGGTGGTGATGATGGTCATGTAATTATGCGTACCGCAAGCATCGCCAATTTTGAAGTAATGGACTTAACTAATCCGAGGCGAGGTTCTTGTTGGATTGATATTAATAATGCTAAATATACAAAAGTTCGACGACTACGCAAAGGCGAGAAATACTTGCTTGAGCTGAGTTGATTTTAAAATAGACTTGAAGTAAATGATTAGATAGTAGAATCAACACAGAGGGCCGCCGTTGCAACGGTTGCGTGACTCCTTCGCGAGGCCCTCTTTTTTTTTAAACCGAGGAGATTTTCGAAGGATGGAAAACTTCAAATTTGCAAAGCTAAAATTGAACTAGACGCATTTGACGAGAGTAAACTAATTAAGCTTGCAACAAATGATTATATGGTAGAATACGATTAAGAATAAACGAAAAATAGTGTAAAGTGCGGTCGGGTTGCTCCTTCTGATTTCCACCTTAACTCCAAGTGGCGCTATTTTTATTCTTACTTTCAAATGGAGTTTGTTTAAATTGGGAGTTCCAGAAATGGAATATAAAGATTTTCAAAGGGTAAATAAACTAGAACCGCTAGTTCGTGATATTTGGGTGTCGTGTGGTGGTGCACCAGAGTTTCTTAGTAACTATCACATTATTGCAATAAATGAGTTTTTAGCCAATCATGATATAAGCGTTTTTTATTCAATATCAAAAGCTTTAGAAGGAATACCTTGGCGAACAGATGATAGGTATTTTTGTATTTTAATGGCAATGATGCTCGAATATTCTGTTGTAGGAAAATGCGAGGGTTACAAAATATGAAGTGGTTTAAACACTCTTGCACAGCTAGAGACGATCAAAAGATTTCCAAATTAATGGATGAACTTGGACTCGAAGGATATGGGGCCTACATGATTATTTTAGAGGTTGTCGCTCATGAAATGGGACCTCAAAATAACTGTTTCGCTGAGTTTTCACTAAAAAAATGGGGAACATTTTGCCAAGTTTCTCCAAAAAGATTCGCAAAGTTTGCTGAAATTATGGCAAACTTATTGCTGTTTGATGCGGATATTTCAGAAAAAAACTGCAAAATAAATATACCTAACCTATTGAAATACAGGGACAACCACACAAAGAACTTGCAAGTTGCTGACAAGAAAGTTTCCCTAGATAAAGATAAAGAGAAAGAGAAAGAACAAGATAAAGAGAAAGATAATAAATCTATGGCCCCTAAAGTGGCCGTTGATTATTCAGAAGACTTTGAAACCTTTTGGAAACTTGGTATTGATTGTCATCGCAAGAACGAAAATAAACAGAAAGTTTTCGAGAAGTACAGAGCTAGAAGAAATTCAGGCATCAAAGTCGAAGATTTGCTTTTTGTCGCTGAAAGGATTTTTCTAAATAACCAGCGCGTTGACAGCATTGAGTTTAGAACTGGCCTGTTTACGTCTCTTGGCTCTGACATGGCCGTCAAACAGATTCTAGCTGGTGAACGATTCGGGGACGATGCTTTGGGGATCAAAAAAAGCAAATCATTAAGCAATGCAGAAATGACGATGCAATCAACTAAAAATTTAATGGATAAAATAAACAACGGAGAATCTTTTTTTTAAGGTAAATTATGACTAACGAACAAAAGCAAACTATTTTATTAAAAGAACTAGGCAAAATGTTTTTAGCTACTGGGCAAGGCGCTAGTGAAGCTCAGATAGCCGCTTACATTGATTATTTAAGGGAAGCTGCCGTTGAAAATCACAGCAGCTTTGAAGATGTTATTAAAGCGATTAGACAGACAGCAAAAGAATGCGATTATCCACCAAGAGTATCTGAGATAATCAAGCATTTAAAGCCAAGCCAAGAAGACATGGACGCAGAGCTAAGCGCGATGACATCCGATGCTATGAAAACAATCAGGCGACTTTTAGCGGAAGGCAGGGGCGAAAGACCACGCTTTGAGAATGCGACTTTACAGCAAGCATACAACGCAACGATGCAAAGAGAGTGGAACGACTGTGACGAGTTTGACAGGTATTTTGCTATGACGCTCAAAAAGAACTTGACATCATTCAAAGGATCGGGCGCTTATCAGCAATCTTTGCAGCTTCAAGAGGCCCAAGAAAAACAGGAGCGACTTGATTATTACAAAAACGGCGGTGGAATGTTTCATTTAGATACATCTAAAACTGAGTCTATAAAATGACCTACAAGCCACAAGAAAAGGAAATTAAAACCGACGCGGATGCAGAGCACAGGGCCAAAATGCACAGGGCATGGCTTGAAGATCAAGAAGCTAATAACTTGGGCGGTGACGAGCTTATGAGGCATGGCGACGGTTGCGTCTGGCTTGGAATTGCAAGCAAGGGCTGTCCTTATGGTTTGCCTGTTACTTTTGCCGACCCGATGTTCATCAAAAAAGTCAAAGAAAAATTCATTAAATGGGATTTTTCAGGGAATAAAACTCAAAATCTTGGGGGTGTAAAACTCACTCAAGAGGAAGTCAAAGAGAGACTGTACCAGATTATGGCAGAATTACGCAAAATTAACGCGAAATTTAAGGCTCCAAATGCCAAAGCATACTCATCACACAGCCTAGACATTCAAACGGCTTATAATTGAAATTTGAGCGTTTTCACAATTCACACTAACAACGAGATAAAAACATGACAGACGAAGAAAAATATGAATTTTATAAAAAATACAAAGGTAAGAAAATTGAATTTTCAGATGATGAAGATTTTAAAACTATTTTTCGTAGAAAATTAGCATTCGTAACACTTGGTGATATTAATTATTCTTTCATTTGCGAATATGGCGACGAATTTAAATACGCCCGAGCAAGACAACGCAGACCTAAATTTGGGGATAAAGTTAAGGCTTGGGATGACATTGTAAAACCATTAATGCCCAACGATGGCACTTACATAGCTCATGTCGGTGGTGATTTTCCTCACATTGTTGCATCAAGACATTCAAATTTTTATAATCTTCCAACTGCCGAGGGCGTAAAAGCTTTCTCTTATAAAAACGTAGAGGTAATAGACCAATGAACATACTAGAAAAAATATTCGGAAAGAAAAAAGATAACTATCTTGAATCATTGTCTTACAAGGACGCCACAATAAGATTGCAAGCGCAGACAATAAACGATCTGCGAGAAATTACAGATACGCAGAGCGCTGAACTGATGAGCTTGAATCGAGAGATTGAAAAGCTCAATGCAATTAAAAATAGCGAGAAGGAATTAAGGCGCATTAAAGCAAGCCTACGCGTCCTTAAAATTGACTGTAGCAAGTACAAATGCAGCCAGAGAGCATACCAAAAATTTGAAGATAGGCTGAGAGTGAAAGACGACAAAACTCTGGATGAAATCTGGGAAGAATTGGAGGTCAAACAATGAGCCCACAGTTCCTAGATGAGATTGTTTTGGACTTAATAAGGGAACTTGTTAGACTAAAAGAAAAGACTATAAAAAGGCCCTGTCTACGTTGCAGACAACCGCATAAAGGCACAAATGCAGAAATCATTGTAATCAATGGTTACGCATCATAATGAGCGAGTTATCTCGTTTGGGGGTGCAAGATTCTCCACTTGCATCCATTTTTTTTTACTTGGAGAAATAAAAGCAGGTTAAACTCAACTCTCATAAACTGGGCGATGGTTTTAATTTTCAGCCTGCTTTTTTTTATTTACTTTGGAGATGGATAGATGGAAAAACTAAAAATTATATTTTTTGCATTTTTTATATTTTCGCTGATTTCGTTTTATCTGCTGTCCGTGTTTGTGTCGGCGCTATTCTTTATCGATTTACTTTGGAGATAAACATGAAGAAGTTTAGATTTTTCGTACATTTCAAAGGTTGTCGTAAAGCTACGGATTGGATTTACTGCGATTCTGAGATGGAAACAACAACTTCTTTTTTATCTAAAAGAGGTGAACATAATGGAGTCGTTGACGAAAAAGGAAACACTCACTACATCAATTGGGATAATGTGAACTATTCTAAATGTGAAGAGGTCAAATAATGGGATTAAAAGACGATGTGACAACAGCTTTTTCGGAGTACGAACAGAAACTTTGCACTAAAGATCAAGCGAAAGCGTACATTTTGCAAAAAGCGCATCAATATAATCATCAGCTGAACGTCGATAATTATAACCTCGGCAAGTGCTGCATGATCTTCATCGAAGAAGAAAGAGGCTCTGAAAAATGGCAAGAAGCTCAAGATTTTTTTGAAGGAATGGTTGCTCCACTTTCTGACTCTGAAAAAGCTAAAAAGCAACTAGAGCACACGATGAATCTTTTTAAGCTCAAGAAAAAAGAGGCTGAGTTTGAAATTATGAAGAAGAAACTTGATGATTACGAGACTAGGAATAAGAAGGCTGTCATAAAATTCACTGGCGACCAGTTCAAACATTTTGTTAAAAAAATGCAAAAGGGAATTGATCGTGGACATGACTATGCCGAGATTGAGATTGAGAACGGAAAGAATGAGTACAAATTGCATCTTTACAGTGAGCGTAAAGAAGATGAAAAACCTCGTTTGTAAAATTTTTGTCTACACAACTCTGGTCATTGCTTACATTGCTTTAGCCTGTTTTGTCGCTCTTTTTGTTTGAGCTTTTCAATAAAATTGGCTTTGTTACGCTCAACGCTATAATTTTTAAATGAGCAATCCCGTAGGAAGACCAACAAAGTACAATGAATCGCTTTGCAGCGAGGTTATTGAGCTAATGAAGCAAGGCGCTTCTATCGAGGAAATATGCCTAGATTTAGATATTTGCATACAGACTTTCTATAATTGGTGTGAAGAACACCCAGAATTTTTAGAGTCCAAAAAAAAGGGGGAAAGTTTTTCCAGGGGATGGTGGCTTAAAAATGGGCGATTAAACCTAGAGAATAAAGACTTTTCTTATACAGGTTGGTACATGAATATGAAAAATAGATTTGGTTGGGCAGACAAGCAAGAGATCGACCACAAAAACGACGGCGGCAAGTTTCAAAGCATTTCGCCCCATCAATTCGTGACGGGTTGCCAAGAGGAAGATTGAGCCATCTATGGCTTATTGTAATTACATCAATGAAAATAAGCTGTAAATATCAACCGCTTTGGACACAAAGCTATAGAGTTGCTATTTTGTCTGGTGGTCGTGGTAGTGGAAAATCGTTTGCCGTACAAACATTTATAAGAGATCTTAGTTATCAATCTGGTCATAAGATAGCAAACACAAGGTACACTCTAACCAGCGCAAAAAAGAGTATAATACCAGAATTTTCTCAAAAACTAGAACTTAGCAAATCGCCATACAGTGACAGAGCTATGCTGCATGATTTTGATTTAGTGGATAACACATATTCTAATACTAAATCTGGATCAGAGATATTTTTTCTTGGGCTAAAAACATCTAGTGGGGTTCAGACCGCTAGTTTAAAATCAATAAATGACCTCACAACTTTTGTGCTTGAGGAGAGCGAGGAACTTCCAAATGATGGTAGTGAAACAGAAGAATCAACTTATGATAAGATTTCAAACAGCATAAGAAACGTAAATAAGGAGCTTAGGGACATCCTGCTATGGAATCCAACAACATTTGATAGTTTTGTCTATAAGCGATTCTTTGCGGAAAGGGGCGTGGACATTACTTTCAACGGCATCAAAGACGACGTGCTATATATCTACACGACTTACTTAGACAACCTTGAAAACCTGCATCAATCTTTTATCGACAAAGCAGAGCAGACGAAAGCGGCAAATCCAAATCGGTACGACCATATTTACCTAGGCTATCCGACTAAGCAAAACGAAAACGCGCTATGGAAGCGGGATACAATGATCTCACCTTACCGAGTTGACTCATCACCTGATCTAAGGCGCATTGTTGTTGCAGTCGATCCAAGCGTTTCAGAAGGCAAAGAAGAAAACGACGAGTGCGGCATTGTGGTCGTAGGACATGGATTCGATGACCATTTTTACGTGCTTAGAGACGCAAGCGGCAGGATGAGCCCCCTTGACTGGGCAAGGACTGTGATTGCACAGTACGTTGATTTCAAGGCTGATAAGATTGTGGCTGAGGTCAATCAAGGCTTTGCTCTTGTTGAACTGAATATCCAAAACGTGCTCAAAAATGCGCCTGTAAAATCAGTCGTCGCGAAAAAAGGCAAGATGACAAGAGCGGAACCCGTTAGTGCGCTATATGAAGAAGGGCGAGTGCATCACGTAGGCCATTTTAAAGAGCTAGAAAGCCAGATGTGCAGCTACACAGGCGATCCAAAGCAGAAGTCACCCGACCGAATGGATGCGCTTGTCTATGCCCTCACTGAGTTGGCCTTTCCTGATGATAAACCCCTATTTTTTGCCTGAGCTATTGAAATTTTGAGTTAACTGTCAAAATGGTGTTCTCACGCATCGCGTTTTAAACACTGCGAAAATTGAAGGTCGGTTTCCTAACTGGCCTTTTTTTTTATATATTCTTTGCGTAAATTTGCTCATGTAGTCAATTCGGCTAAAATGTCCGAATGAAATTATGGCCATTCGGTAAAAACATCAAAGCCTCGATAGGCGAGTTCATCTACACGATGAAGCATAGTTTTAGTTCTGATAATTTCGACGCATACGCAAAAGAGGGCTATGCCTGTAATCCAACCGTTTTTGCTTGCATTGATTTAGTTGCGAAGTCGATGGCGGCCATACCGCTAAAAGTGAAAGTTAGAGGCGAGTATGTTGAGGGTCACCCACTTGAAAAGCTTTTGAAACAACCCAATCCAGATGAAGGAGGTGTTGAATTTCGCATTGCGGCTGCGTCTTGGTATCTCATCACAGGCAATTGCTTCACTCAAAAACTCATGCAAGGGAAAACTCCAACGCAGCTCTTAAACTGGCAGCCATACAATTGGAGTATAATGCGCAATACTGGCAACCCTTTACCTTTGCGTTATATCTTCGGGAAAGGCCAAACTTTTGAGAAAAACTTTGAAGTTGATATTTTCACTGGCAAAAGCGAGATCATGCATTGGAGATCATTCAATCCATCACGTGAAAGTAGCGAGTTTGGGCAAGCACCGCTAAAAGCCGCAGCTTCAAGTGTAGACAGCGCAAACGCATCGAGGCTATGGAACTATAGCACTACACAAAACAGCGGCAGCGCATCAATTCTAGTTACGACTGAACAAGAAGTTACACCAAAGCAACAACAACAACTAGAGCAAAGCTTAGTTGAAAAATGGATGGGTCCGAAGAACGCAAATAAAATTAAAGTAATGGGTTCAGCGTCTAAAGTTCAAGTGATCTCGATGACGCCCAAGGACATGGAATGGCTAAATGGATTAAAGCTAAATGCGCAAGAAATATGCTCTGTATTCAAAACGCCAACTCAACTTTTGGGAATCGAAGGTTCACAAACTTATGCAAACTTTGCCGAGGCGCGTGTTGCTATGGCAGTTATGGCGACTATGCCTTTGCTGACTCTATACGTTTCGGAGCTAAATAGATTTTTAGCCTCGGATTTTGGACCAGATGTTGAAATATACTTTGATAAGAACGACGTTGACGCATTAGAACCGTTAAGACGTGAAGCTAGAGCCGAAAAACTTGCGACAAGTGTCTTAACAATCAATGAAAAACGCGCTGTAATCGGATATGAGAGAATTGAAGAAGAGGATGCCGACTCCCTATTTGTATCACCACAAGATATACCGCTTGGCCTCAATATGTATGAAAGTGACATGAACGACCAAGGGCAAGGCAAGAGTGTACAAAAGAAATAATGGCACTCGCAAAGACAAAGCGCGAGAAGCTACAAGAAGCAGCAAGACAGCTTAGACAGCGCGCCATCTTAGAGCGTTGGCTCATGCCACGCATGAGAAGAGAACTAAGGCTGATGGCGACTGATGCGGCTACAGGATATACCGAGGGCGGGATGGAGAGAGCACTTGTAACTATTGACTCTCATAAAATCGCAATTGAAGGATTGCTGAATACATTTTATGAAAAGGTCATCACTAAGACAAGTGAAGGTCTAAAAGCTTGGCTTCCGACAATCGAGAAGAAAGACTTTTTTGGCGCTGTAGACAGGCTCATAAACTACTTTCGCGGCACAGCATTAAGCAACTCTGTCTCAATCGCTGAGACAACAAAAGATGAAGTCAGGCAGATCATGGAGCCGATGATTGCCAACTTTGAAACCGAAGGAACTATCGCCAAAGCGATTGAAAGCAAACTCAAAAAACAATCGCGCTCAAGAGCTCAGATGATAGCGCGGACGGAATCGGGTATTGCAGTCAGCAAGAGCCAATTCGATTTAGTTCAAGAGGTCGAGACTTTGCCGATGAAGAAAGAGTGGGTCACAACGTTTAGGGACTCAAGAGACTCACACAAAGATATTGACGGCACTAAAATAGAAAAGCATGAAGCATTTAAGGTGAGACGTCAAAACGGTGGCTATGATCAGATGCAGCATCCGCACGACAGAGCGGCAAGCGCTGGGAATATATACAACTGCCTGCATCCATCAACCGTTATCGGGCTTTGCCATCCTAATAAACTCTTCAGAAGGCATTATGTCGGTGAAATAATCGAGATTGAAATAAGTTCTGAACATAAACTCACCGTTACCCCTAACCATCCTATACTGACCAAGCTTGGATGGAAGAGTGCAAGGCTCATTAATGAAGGTGATGAGCTGATCGTAGACGCTGTCAGAGATGGTATCAATTCCGTGAACGTTGATATAGAAGCACCGAAAGCCACAGTAGGCGAGATGTACGATTCTTTTTTGAAGAATCGGTATCTTCCAAGCGTCACCAGTGGAATTGTGGATTTCCACGGCGACGCCACCAATCCCGACGTCGATATTATAAGCGTAGACAGGGAGTTGATGAACAGCATCAAGCCCACGTTTGAGACACCCATCGAGAAAGGACTTCTCCAGTTTTCCGAAACGAGCAGAGTTTGCTTGATGGACGAAAGCGCGATGGACGAGTTCATGTTCAGATCGCTTCTTTCCTCGAACTGCGTCGTGAGCGGCTTTGGTGATTTTCTTGATGTAGTCAGGGCTTGCCTTGCTAAATCTGATCCTCATGGCCTCGCTGCCAGTTCTGGGCTTGAGTCCGAGCTTTTTCATGCAAAAGCTTATTGTATTTCTCTCGCATCCAAGGACTTTCGACATTTTAAGAACGGAATCGCCCTTGATGTAGAGATATTCGACTTTATCAATAACGAGCTCCCAAGGCTTTTTTCTGATCTCAGCGCCAACACTCTTGAGCCCAGCATATACGGTGCAATTAGATATTCCTATGAGTTTAGCTATCTCGAAAGACTTTTTCCCAGACTCATAAAGTTGTTTGATTCTTTCATCTCTTTTAGATTTTTGAGTAAAAGGCTCTCCGTTGACGTCGTGACCAAGATTAGTACTCATGAATATGATGGGCCTGTTTATAATATTGAAGATACCAAGTCATTCTATAGCGCATCTACAATAATTAATCATAATTGCATGTGTGTAATGATATTCGTACCTGCTTTCGACGTTGGAGATTTTGACGAAGAGGCGGCTTATGCTGACGACTAAATGAGCAACGTACCACCTAGCAAAAGAGAACAGCATCTGGCAAAGTCTGGCGTTGAGCTAAAGTCAGACGATACGCAGCTTGACGTTGCCGCATGGCGAGAAGCACAGGCAACAAAGCTAGATAGTATAGAAGCGCTGATTATAGCCACAAATGCAGCCTTGGCAGGTACGCTCATAGCACGCTCATCAACTCATGAAAATGTCCATTTAGGCAAAACGTTCTTAGCTTTCCACAATTCATCATCACTAGCAAATGGCTCTAACATCAATATTTTTTTTGAGACGAGTGCCACCACAAGCGCTGCACCTCACATCGTCATTGATGCAAGCGGCAGCTTGGCGTTTCAGTTTGAGGTCTTAGAAGGGCCAACAGTTACGAGCGGAACTGGAACGAGTCAATCTGTTTTTAATAAAAATCGTCAGTCGGCAACAACGTCTTTAGTCTATGACAACGCTTCAACACCTGTTCAAAATAAAATGTCTATTGATGTTACTGTGACGGCTGATGGTACGGTGATAAGTGACGATTATCTACCAACAGGCAAAAGCTCTGGTGGTATATTAGACTTTGGGCGAGAGTTGATTTTGAAAGCCTCAACTAAATACGTGTTTAGACTCACATCGTTAGAAAATAATAACATTTGCCACATCAATTTAGACTGGTATGAACCTTAATTTGACAACGGAACGCGAAAAGGGAAAATATCACTCATGGAAATGAAACGATTATTTTGTCCAATCCAATTTAAGATGGAAGACGAGTCATCCACTCGTGGCCATTTTAAGGGGCATGGTGCCATATTCGGCAATGTTGACTTAGGTGGTGACGTTATTCAAGCTGGTGCTTTCGCCAATACTCTCGTAGAGTGGAAGAAAGACGGTATGTTACCTCAGCTTTTATGGTATCACAACAATGAGGAAATCATTGGTGAATGGACTAAAATGGAAGAGGACGAGAAGGGCCTTTATGTAGAAGGCAAGCTTTGGATTAATGGCGAGTCGAGAATTGAACGCGCTGTTCAAGCTTATAACGTGATTAAATCGAACTCAGTCAAAGGTTTGTCGATTGGATATAGAGCAAAAGAACAAGACTATCAAGAGCAAATGGACGGCTCAAATATACGAATTTTAAAAGAATTAAAATTGTACGAAGTATCAATAGCCCCGTGGGCTATGAATCCTATGGCGTCAGTCACAGGGGTAAAAACAATGATTGACACAAATGGGGACATTCTATCCAAAAGAGAAGTTGAGAAAATTTTGAGGGATTCAGGACTTTCTAAGAAACAAGCGTTAGCGTTCGTGGCTAAGGGTTACGATGGAATCAAGCGAGATGCTGATTTAAACGATGGTGACTTGTTGGAAATTCTCAAATCAATATCAAAACTTTCAACAACTATTCTAAAAGGTTAGACAAATGAGTGAAGTACTCGAAATCAAAGCCCAAATTGACAAAATTGGGGAAGCATGGGAAGCTTCTAAAAAAACAAATGATGAATTGCTTTTGAAGCAAAAAAATCTTGAAGGCGGTCAAGCAGAGCTTAAAGAAAAACAGGCTAAAATTGACGTAGCTTTGAACGACGCGCTTGAACTAAAGAAAACAATCATGGAAGTTCAAGACGCTGTGAAACGAGTATCGAACTCTTTTATTAGTCCAGAATCAAAAGCAGATCTAAGAGATTTTAGCGATGCTTTTAAGGTATGGGTAAAGAAAGGCATGCCTCATGACATAAAGAATTTAGGCTTGAGTGAAAAGCAAGAAAAGGCTTTGCAGTCAAATATTGATCCTCAAGGCGGATATACCGTAAACCCATTCATGGGCGCTATTGAGAAGATTTTGTTTGATACTTCCCCAGTTCGTTCGCTTGCGCGCACTATCACTATCGGAACCGACGAGTATGTTGGTTACTTAGACGATAACGAGTTTGGTGCAGGTTGGATCGGTGAAGTTGGCTCACGTTCTGACACCTCAACGGCTGACATTGGAAAAGTAACAATTCCAGTTCGCGAAATGTATGCACGCTTTACGCTTACTGAACGCTTGCTTGAGGATTCGTCTTGGAACATTGAGCAATGGGCCACTCAACACGTAGCAGATAGGTTCGGACGCTTAGAAGCTACTGGATATGTAACTGGTTCTAGTCCAAATCAACCTCAAGGTTTAGCTACAGCAACGGCTAAAACTTCAAACGGAGACGTCTACACACGCGATCAAATTGGTGCTATTCTTGCAGCTTCAACTACTGCTATTACTAAGGATGAACTCGTTAGTCTTAGAGCATTGTTAAAAAGTAGTTATCGAGCGAATGCTTATTTCTTTTATAATCGAGACACTGAAGCTTATATCAGAAAACTAACAGATGGACAAGGAAATTATTTGTGGCAACCTTCTTATCAGTTGGGTGAAGCAGATACTTTAATTGGACAAAGAACCGTTGTATTTGAAGACATGGCAGACCGTGCTGCTTCTGCAATTTCAGTCGGGCTAGGTGACTTGAGAAACTCTTACTTGATTGTTGACCGTGTTGGAATGAGTGTTTTGAAAGACCCGTTCACGGCTGCGTCTAGCGGAAAAGTGTACTTACACATGCGCAAGCGTGTTGGTGGTGGAATCGTGAATTTTGATTCTATGAAATATCTCAAACAAGCCGCGTCTTAATCAGGAGGGTATAGAAAATGACTAAAGACCTAAAAAATAACATCAAAATAGTACCAACAATTCTTCCTGTTAATGCGACAGGCAATACCACTGGTGTTGCCGTTGCACTGGCAGGGTATGAGAGTTGCATTGCTGAAATCACGGCAACAACCGCCTCTGTAGGCGGAACGTTCAGACTGACTGAGTGCGCTACTTCTGGCGGTTCCTACACAGACGTTGCAGTTGCCGACATTATCACGACTGGAACCTATAATTTGACGACTGGAATTGCAGTTGTTGAAGACGAAGCCGTTTCGGTAGGATATATTGGAACCCTTGGATTTATCAAAGGTGTGTTCACGCATAGTGCAACTGGTGTAATCTCTGCTAATGTAATCCTTGGAAATTCTTTAATAGCACCTACTGGAGCCAACTAAGCAATGAGCAAAGAGATTGAAGTCGTTTTTAATCAGGACTTGAAAGCTTACCCAAACGGCTTCACTCTTTGCCATTTTAAAAAGGGGCAGCGAGTTTCGTTGCCCTTTGATTTCGCTATGGCTCAACTTGAGGCGGGTATTTGCTCTAAGTTCGAGAACCGAGAAACAAAGCCATTTGTTGAGCCTATCGAGATTAAAAAAACTGGATTATCTGAAAAGGCTTTATCAAAAAAAGGCAAGGCTAAGTGATTAGAAGCAAAGTTACCGTTGCGCCTACATCTGAGCCAATCACTCTAACCGAGCTAAAGGCTCATTTACGCATCACAGGCACGGCAGAAGACACACTTTTAACTGACTACATAGAAACGGCCAGAATTATGGTCGAAGACATTACGGGTCGGAAACTTATCAATCAAACTTTAGTTGGATACACCGATTCATTTTCAAGTGACAATAATGGCCAAGTAAAAGGAGAGTGGTGGAGTGGTGTTAGAGTCGGCACATATTTCACGCACATTTTAAACGGCAAGACATTCATTGAGCTTGACTGGACGCCCATTTCAAGCATCACAAGCGTTTATACAGTCGATGATGATGCAAGCGAGACGCTTTACGCTTCGACTAATTATTATTTAGATAATTTCGACAATGACATGAAATCTAGAATCTATCTGACTGAGAACGCAGAAATCCCAACAGGGTTACGCTGTCAGAACGCTATCAAAATTACTTATGTTGCAGGGTACGGAGCCACAGCGGCAAGCGTTCCAATGAGCTTAAATCATGCTGTGAAGCTCATGGCTGCCGAGATATACAACAAGCGCGGTGACTGCGAAGATTGCGCTTTAAACGCAGGAGTGCTGCCTACGCTGCAGCAATATAAAATCATGAGTTTATGAAAATATGTTCATCACATTTTGACGCATACTGTGAAGTATTTAGCCGCAATGCAATAAGTGATGGCGCAGGTGGTCAGGCTGGCCCATGGGCAAGCAAAGTATTCTTGTGGGTTGCCGTTGATCAGGCTAACGCAAATGAATCGCTTAATGAAGGCGGTTTAAAAACAGTTAGGCGCGTTTCGTTTTATTGCAACTACAGGACTGACTTGCTTACTACAGACAGAATTTCTCTTGACTCAGTAAATCACAACATCACATCAATAACGCGAGTCGACGCCAACGGAAAGTCAGCATATCGCGGCAAGTTTTTGCGCATAGACACAGATTCAAGCGAGTGGTTTGGGGTCTGAAGTTAAAACAACTATCAAAGGGCTTGAGTCTCTTATCAAATCTTATCAAGAAAGATCAGATAGAGCGCTAAAGATTAACGCTGAGACAATGAGCACTATTGTTTCATTGGTTGAGGGTAACGCTGAAAAGCTGATTAGGAACAAAACGTCAAAGGGAAAGGCTACAAGATACAATCCAAAGCGCACGGTGACAGTTTCGGCAGAAGGTAAGGCACCAAATAGCGACTTGGGCGATTTGATTAAAGGCATAGTTCATGATGTTAAAAAAACAAAAAGAGGACTCGTTATTGGTACGATTCGATCCAAAGCGCCTTATTCATTCGATTTGGAATATGGCACTGAAAAAATGGCCAAGCGCCCATTTATGAGGCCAGCTTTAAAGGGTAGTCGAAAGCAGATATTAAAGATCATTGCAGAGGGCTTGAAGCGTGCACTATGATATAATCACCGTTGCGGTTGCTCGTTGCCTTGCAGATGCAAACATATCATCATTGGTAGGCACAAAGGTTTACAATAACGTGCCTAAGGGCACGGTTAGACCTTATTTAGTTGTCACCGTAGATGATGCCGTGAATCTTCCAGACAAGACATCTGGCGAGCTATTCACAGAGCTTGAGTTGACGTTCGACCATTGGGATGAGTCGTTTGGGCAAAAGAACATTTTGATGATGGCGAATTATCTCACGGATGAGTTTCATCTGAACTCTTTAACTCTCACTTTAGGTTCAAGAAATTTGCTGATGATGAGAGAAAGATATAATTCATTTCTGGAAAGTGATGGGCTTGCTTATCACGGAATAACAACATTTAGACTGCTCATAGAGGATTAAAAAAAGATGGCTGATAAATTTCTTGGCATCAGCATGGTGCTTCAATTAAACGTATTGTCTTCATACACCACAATAGGTGGTTGTGTCGCGCATACATTGGTGATCAACAATGAAACCATTGACGTATCCGATAAAGATAGCTCAAGATGGTCAGACAAGCTTGCCGCAGGTGCACGATCTCTAGATGTTAGTTTCAATGGTTGGGTTAATGATGATACGACTTTTGCTTTGATTGAAACAGCAGCCGAGGCTCATTCTGTGCTTGACCTAAAATTGCTTTACGGTGACTCAAAAACTGTCACTTCTAACTTTTATGTCAATAGCTTTACATATACTGGTGAGTACAACGGTTCTCAAACGTTCGCCTGTACTCTAGCTCATGACGGCATCCCAACGTTCGCATAATGGCTAATAAACTTAGAGCAGCTTTCGACATTGTCTTGAATGGCAAGGAGTACACGCTTAGACCTACTTTTGAAGCCATTGCCTTGTTTATGGATAAAACTGGCATGGACCCTTTTGAAGCTTGGGCTAAGTGTCAAGAAGGCGGGAAAATCAAGACTATAGTTGGCGCTATATGGGCTGGAATAGCTGGTGAATCTGTGCTACAAGGCAAGCGTGATTATCCGAGCTACACAAAGATCGGCGAAGAGTGTCAAGCACATGGTTTTCCAGAGTGCTTTGAATTTGCAATCAAGTTTTTAACGAATGCAACCGCGAGCGATGCAGCCTTAAAAAAGTTAAGCGAGACGGAAGCGCCAACGTCTCCGAACGAGTAACTAAAATTGAGTGGTGGCGCTATCCATCGCAGCTTATCAAGACTTTCCATATTAGTCCGAATGATGCTTGGAATTTCACACTCAAAGAATATTTTAATATTATCGAATGCGACAAGAAAGAACATGAAGTTGATTACAGTCAGGTCGATATGAGTAAAGAAGCATTAGACAAGTTTGTTTCTCGTCATGAAGAGAACAGACAGAAGAGACTTGCTAAAGAGTCAAAACTAAAGGGTATGGCTTAACGTAATGGCAAAGGCTGATGAACTAATTATTGAAATCAAGGGCGATGTTTCCGACGTCATCAAAAAGTTTGATCAAATCTCTGATTCAGCAGAGAACACAGCCAAGAAATCAGCTACATCATTTGGAAATCTAGGTGGTGGCATCGCCAACGTAGGCAAAGCGCTTGCTCCATTTGCTGCGGCAATTGCCGCAGCGCAGGCAGCAACAGCGCTACTTCATGGTGCTATTGAAAACTTAAACAACGCAAAAGGCTTGAGCTTGACCGCAAGCCGTTTGGGTATTGCGACAACAAGCCTTCAAGAGTTTAATTTTGCCGCGAAATCGTCTGGAATAGACAGCAATATACTTGCTGATGCAATGAAAGATTTGACCGTAAAAATCAAAGATGCATCAATTGGGGCAGCATCTTATGAAGAGGCATTAAATCTAGTTGGGCTAAAATCTAGAGATCTGGTTAATATGCCTGTTGATAAGCAATTTCTTGCCTTCGCTGATGCAATATCAAAGGCTGATAATGCGACTAGACGATTTGTTCTTGATGAAATAAACGATAGTATGTTTCAGCTATTGCCGCTGATGGACAAAGGTGCCGAGGGCTTCAAGGAAATGGCCGAACGAGCGCATGAATTGAACGCGGTTCTGAGTGATACCGAGCTCAAAGAAATGAATGAAGCCACAACAAAAATCAATGAAATGAATGCGGCTTGGGATGCAATGGGCAATAAAGTCACTGCTATCGTGTCTGGTCCTTTAGCTGCATTTGCCAACGCTGCCACAAAGGTTTTAAACATTCTTACCACTGGCTCAAGCGGTGGTCAATCTGGCTATGGCGCAACATCTGGAGTGCTAGGAGGCACTAGGGGGCTAACTGGTCGCAACGGCTTAGGAGACGGACTATTTCAAGTATCTGGCGGAACAACAAGAGCAGACGATGAAGCAGCCGCAGCGGCCAACGTTGCCGCAGGCGCAGGACGCGGCACAGGTTTCGCACTCGGTGGTGCATTTGCTACGGATGCCGATCAACAATTGGCCAGTGATGTGTTTGGCCAAAGTCAGGAAGGCGATTCTATGATGACTGGAATGCCTTTTATCTTCACCGAGGAAGGTAAGACCATGCTTGAGACTATGAGAGAAGAGGAACTTGAAGCACAGAGAGCATTCAACGCTTCATTACAAGCATTAGAAGAGGCTAATCAAGACTACAATAAAAAGCTTTGGGAATCAGGATGGAAAGGCAAATCCGAGATTATGAGCAAGACATTAGGATCAATGACTGTTCTTATGAATTCAGAAAATAGGAAGATGTTTGAAATTGGGAAGGCAGCAGCTAAAGCACAAGTCGCAATCGACACACCCAAGGCGGCCATGAGCGCTTACAGTGCAATGGCAGGTATCCCATACGTTGGACCAATTTTAGGCGTAGCAGCGGCAGCGGCGGCGATAGCATCTGGAGCCCAACAAATGCAGTCTATAGACAAGCAATCGTTTGGAGGCGCAAGCGTAGGCGGTGGCATAGGTGGAGGTGGAGCCTCACCAGATGTGGCACAATCTGCCGCGCCTGCAAGAAACGTGACCGAGGCAACAATAAATGTTCAAGGCGATGGATTTGTTTCAGCAGATCAGGTCAGAGGATTGGCCGCGAGCTTACGACAATTTCAAGCAGATGGAGGGGAGTTAGTAATAAAATGAACTATCCAGTAGTATTGTATAACAACGCACTGAAGCAGACTGGCACAACTGTCACTTATGGTGGAACTGAAACAGACGGGTTTAATAAAGAAAGCGCTTACGATTATAAAGATTTCTCTACGTTCAAACCACAAGTGAGCGCGACGACAGATCTTGATTTTACTATGCCAGCTAATACCGACATTGACTCGATCGGTATCTATATGCAGCGAACAGGAAATAGCGGAACCTGTACGATTGAGCTTTATTACGAGACGGCTCCTGCAACTTACACGCTTTTAAAGACGATTAGTGCAGCAGATGGAAAGCTAACGCTAGAGACATTCACAGGCGTAACAGTGTCAAGCGGCAATGATATAAAAATTCGTTTCATACTGGGCACAGGCCCTTTTTACGTGCGTCAAATCATGGTCGGCAAGCGCACGACAATGGAACAAGGGCATTATGTCGGTGTGAACCCGCCAACACTTTCACAAGGCTTTATTCAAACCAACAATCTATCAGAAAATGGCGCCATTCTAGGTTCAAACGTCAAGCGCATTGATGTAAAGAGCAAGCTATCACTAAATCACTTGACTGAGACTTGGGTTAGATCAACGTGGGATCCTTTCGCAATTCATGCAGCAAAAGGGCGAGGATTCTTCTATCAGTGGAATCCAACAGAATACTCAAATGAGGTTGTTTATTGCGTAGCCTCAAAGGTTGGAACGCCAAGTAATATCCAGCCTACACCTTTGATGGCTGTAGACATGGACCTGATTTGTAGACAGCCAGATCCAGCATGAGTTATGAAACTCTAAAAATTGAAGTAGGCAAAGAGTCCGTCACGATTCTTGAACTAGATTTAGATGCTTGCTCTTTAGTTTACGGAAATGCACCTTGTACAGCGTCAGGAGCAGCCGCACTGAAATGTTTTAACACTTTCGGAACGTGTCAAGATACTGTTAATTTCGCAAAGACTACAAAGACTTTTAGATTTTCAGATAGAATCATTGATGGAGTGCAAGCAACAGGTGACGCGCCAACATTCCCAACGATAACAAGCATAAGCCACAGTCCAACTCAATTGAACCCATCCAAAGGTCTTGGTATTCGCGCAACCGTCAATATTCAGCTTACTGACCATCCTTGGAGTGACGTTGGAATTGACCCATATTTGAGTGATAGAACTTATGACCCAGAAGCGAGATCAACATTTTGGGGCAAGCTTTTAGCGCGTCAGCAATATTATGAGGGTCGAGTCATGCGAGTTAAACAAGGCTATCTTGAGGCAGATGGAACCTATGACGCGGCAAACTTTTCAACTCGTCAGTATATCATAAGCTCAATCACGGGTCCAACCCCAAGCGGAAAAATCACGATCGAAGGAAAAGACCCTTTGAAGTTTGCAGACAATTCACGCGTTCAAGTTCCAGCCCCGACCGATGCTGAGCTAACAAGCGATATAAACAATTCAACGACCTCCATAGGGGTGACTGATGCAGGTGGCTTAATTAGCGCGGCATATAGCGCAGGTCAACCTTGGATTCGAGTTGACGATGAAATTATGCTCATTACAGGCGTCTCAGGTTCAGCGCCAAGCTTCACTCTGACAGTGACACGCGGCACAGCACCAAGCTTCTACGCGACACCAAGCACCGCAGACGCGCACGACGAAGAAGCCACTGTCCAGATATGTAGACTATATGAAGATGCACCAGTTGACGACATTATCTACGATTTGCTTGTGAACGACACAGGCATTAGCTCAGGATTCATCGACACGGCAGCATGGCAAGCAAAGATGGATGATGGCTATCAAGCATACACATTCAGCACGCTTTTAACAGAGCCGACAGGCGTTCAACAACTTCTAACCGAGCTGACAGAACATACATTTTTGCTATGGTGGAACGAAAGAACTCAAAAGATCGAGCTTGATACTTTACTGCCAAGAGCGGCAGACTACGGACTATTCACTGATGAGACGACTTTTATTTCAGGATCGACATCGGTAGCCAAAAATTCAAGCGGAAGATTAAGCCGAATCTATTTTTATTATGGACACAGAAACCCAACCCTAGAAATGGACAAGGCACAATATTTTGAGCGCATAGAAGCTGATATTAACTTGACTGTAGAGGGTGAAAACGCTTACGACGACACGCGGATTAGATCAATATGGTCAAGATGGTTGCCAACAGCAAAACGATCGGTCGTTTCTGAAATCACTACCCGCTTGCTGAATGAGTACAAAAAAACAAAGACGGTCATCACCTTTGTAATTGATCCGAAAGACGACGATGCTTGGACTGGGGATATAGTAAGAATCAAAACTCGTCAGGTTGTAGACCAATTCGGTGAACAGATCGAAGACAACTATCGTGTGCTTGAAGTCTCAGAAAACCACAGCGAAAAAGGGATTATTTACAAATATGTTGCCCACTCCATGAACGATGTTGGTAGACTTGGCGTAATCACTCCAGACCTGTATAATGGAAGCGCCTTTCCTGATTACTCCGCAGCAACAGACGAATTGAAAGCACGATACGCATTTATAGCACCTGATTCAGGGGTATTTACTTCTGACAGCTTGGAGGCTTACGTAATACGATGAGCAGCCTAGACTATGAAAAAATATTGAATATTTATTGGCCTGTGATTGAGGCTTGCCAAGAGATACAAGCAGACTATTTGGGTAAGCTACCTAATAAGCATAAGGATAAGCCTAGAATAGCTCCTGATTCAGTTGGGCACATGATAAACATGCTTATCCAAGCAAGGCTTAAAATGCCAATTAAACGAGAAATAGTACAGATTGAAGAGTCAGACTTATGCCAACAACAGTAGGCGCATTTACAGACATTGACGATGGGGCGCTTGACGCAGAAAGCCCAATTACTGAGTCCATGATGACTTCGCTAAGGGATAATGCTTATTGGATTATCGCAGGCAAAACAAAGACAACCGAGAGTGCAGCGAATAAGCTTTTAGAAACGTCAGGATCTGGTGGGCTGCAATGGACTCTATCTAGTAGCGTTGGTGGTGCGAATGGAACTAAGGGGGTTGGTGCAGTTTCCATTAATCCAAGTGCGCCCACGCAAATTGCCGCTGTTAGTGATAGAATTTTGTTGATAACTTTGACAAGACCCGCCGGAGAGGATTACCATATAGTCATTGACTCAAGCGACGAAACCTATACTGTTAACTTTATAGGCAGCACACAAAGTGGCACTCTTACAAGTTCGTATATAGAACTTTTTACAACTAATATTTTCTTTCAAATAAACGGATCAAACTATGAGTTTTATGAGACAGACGGTTCAATGGTATATAGTTACTCATATTTATGGATTTAAAGCTAATCTTGAATAATTCGACAACAAAACCAACAAGGATAAAATAGAACAATGGCGACAGCACTACTCACAAACGCAACGACGAACACAAGCGGCACACCTGTCACGATTGACGGAGGCGGCTATAAGATCGTAAGATTTTACGGCACGTTTGACACTAAAGAGAAAACTTATTTTAAAATAAATTGAGGATATAATGGTTGACACATTTGATAAACAAGCAACTGGATTGGATAGTCCAGCTAGCAACGCTTTTGCTATCACGCCGCACGACACGAATGAGCTTACTACTGTCACTCGCGGCATTTACATCGGCGCAGCTGGAGATATAGCGCTAACTACAGTCGGCGGCGATTCAGTGACATTCGTTGGGCTTTTAGCTGGATCGATTTTGCCTGTTCGCGCCAACATCGTCAAATCAACAGCGACAACAGCAACAAGTTTAATTGGACTATATTAGACAATAGTATGTTAGGAATTGGTCTATCAATTGGCATGAATGGTGGTAGTGTTGCAGCGCCTCCAGATTTAGACAGCATGATCTTATTGATCACATCGCACACAGATAACACTTTCAGAATTGACTTACAGAACGCCGCAACCAATATCACAGTCGATTGGGGCGATAGTACAAGCGACGTTATCACTACTTACAACCAAGCTGAATTAGATCACACCTACCCAGATCCAAGCACTCAATACACAGTTACAATTTCGGGTCAGTTTGGGGGCACCCGATTTATTACAAATGACACATCAAGGGTCAACGAAATTCAACAATGGGGAACAACAGCTTGGACAAACGCAAGCTTCGCTTTTCAAAGTGCATCAACTTTATCTATCACAGCTACAGACTATCCAAACGTTTCAGCAGTAACTACATTTCAAGAGATGTTTGGTTATTCTGGAATACCATCAATCGACACAACAAATTGGGACACATCAAGCGGTCAAAGTTTTAACGGTATGCTGTCCGGTTGCACGTCTCTAGTCACCGCCAACGTCACAAATTTAGTTCAGGCCTCTGCAACGATACTTACACAATTATTTGATGGATCAAATAATGCGAGTTTAGTTATAACTGGTATAAACACTTGGGTGCCAACAAATGTGTATACTTGCTATCGTATGTTTCGAAACTGCAAGTTTGTAAGCTTAGACTTCTCCGCTTTAGTTTTTGGCGTCAATGTAACATGGGAAGAAATGTGTAGAGGTATGACTAATCTAACCACCTTCACTAAACCAACAGTCACTCCGACTATCACCAGTCTGTACTTTACTTTTTATAACACTGGACTATCAGGCACTCTAGACCTCACAAGTTTGTGCTCTACAAGTACAACAACAATCGGGTATTGCTTATCTAATAACGCATCACTCACAACTGTTACAACGACGGGTTGGGTCACTTCAAACGTCACAAACGTGTCTAATTTTATTAGCAGTTCAGGCATAACTACAATAGGTTTGGCCGATATGAATATGGAGGCTGTCACCCTAACAACAAATTTTGCAACTGGAACGACGCTTTCTACTGCCACTTATGATGCGGCTTTAATTGCTTGGGACGCTCAGAACTTAGTTGATAGCTTAACATGGAACTTTGGCGGTTCAAAATACACAGGTGGTGGGGCGGCAGAAGCGGCAAGAGCAAGTTTGATAAGCACGGATTCACTCACAATTTTAGATGGCGGAGTAGCCCCATAATGTCTAACATATCAATAGATGAACATGGGATCAGCGATTGTATTTGTAACGGCCAGCATTGGCTTGTTGTCTATCAAGGAACAAAGTTAGCATTCTTTGGACAGCACTCGGGCGAGACAACGACAAAGGGAACGATTGATTACTACGACACAGAAGACGAGGCATTGGCAAGAGTAGCCGAATTGAATCTTGAAGATACTTTTGGATTTTTTAGCAGATGAGTGAAAATCACACAGATACGCTTATCAATACGCTGATTGGTCTTGTTGGAG